TATCGAAGGATTTATGCCAATGCCGTCAACCGTTGGTGAAATGGAAGGCGCAGGCGGAAGAAAATATTTTGAATTGTGCGAACACAGCAAATGGAACGAAAGACTCCCAACGGGTCAGACACAAACCGGTTTAATGCTAATATACATACCCGCATACGAAGGACTTGAAGGATATGTGGACGAATACGGTAACAGCATTGTAGAAAACCCCACGCCCGACCAAAAAGAATTTACCAAAAACGATTTTGGCGCAAAAGAATACCTTACCTCACGTAAAGAAGAACTGCTACGCAAAGGCAATATGGAAAAGTATGCAGAATTATGCCGACTATTCCCTGAAAGCTATATCGAATGTTTTAGAACCAAAGACGGAGAAATAGGCTTTAACCTAAAAAACATCAATGACAGAATTGATTTGCTATCGTATGAGAAAAAGCATTTATATGTAAGGGGAAACTTTGTATGGGATTGTAAAAAGAAAGATACGTTTGTGCATTTTATGACAGACCCAGACGGCAAATTCTTGCTTTCAGAGATACTCAATCCCGACCAAACAAACAGAATGTACAAAAGAGTTTTGGCGGGCAACGTAATTCAAAGGTTTCCTCACGAACCAAAGTATATCGGGTGTGCCGACCCTTTCAAATTTGAAAACGCTCGAAGTGTTGGCAGTAAACTATCGGACGGTGGCGGTGCAATATTTAAGGAATACGACCATGCTATTGATGCTGATAACACCAAAGAAAATTGGCTAACACATAGGTTTGTATGCACGTACCTACACAGACCCGCAATAAAAGACGAATACCTTGAAGACATGCTTATGATGTGCGTTTACTACGGGGCAAGAATGTTTCCAGAGGCGGATTCGGGAGAAGACATCCAAAAGTATTTTGAAAATCGTGGATATGCAGGCTATCTAAAATTCGAGATAGACCACAACACAAACATACCGAGAAAACAGGCAGGTTTCCTATCCCGCACTCGAAAAACAGAACTATTCGATAAATTAAGAGACTACATCGAAGAACACGCCCACCGAGAATGCCACATAGATTTTTTAAAGCAGTGTAAAGAAATACAGTCCACCACTCAAATGACCGATTATGACTTATTAACTGCATGCGGAGGCTGCCTATTGGGAACCGATGCCTATATCAATCATTTTGTTAAAGAACAAACAAAACCACAAAAAACGGGCAAACCTATTTATCCAAAAAGAAGATATTAAAAAAATGTTTTACTTTTACCACAACAAAATAGCAAGCCAATGTCATCTGCACCCAAAGAAGTGAAAAGTCCCAAATCAATGATGGGCACATTAGCGTCAAAGTTTAATGACTACGAACAAAGTCAAAATTATTTTCCAACGGATAACATAGACCCGAAACTTAAAGACCAAAACTGGTGCTTGGCTTGGCAAAAAGCTATATGGGCACTATACCTTGTTGACGGCTGCTATGCAAGCGTGGCCGACTTCGACTATCATCAGTTATTGCGTATGTACGGGGCGGGTATGCAGCCAAACGGGATATACATGGACTTGCTTTTGGATATTCAGCAAAACGGTATTAATGCCGAAAGAGCCGGATACCTTTCGACTAATTGGGAGATATTCTCACCCGCACCAAAACTTCATGCCGAAATCAGAGGACGTTTTGAAAAGCAAGAATATGACTATGTGGCAACGGCCATAGACCCGACATCAATGTCAGAAAAAGAACAGAAAAAATGGGAAATCTGGTACAACACTAAATACGGCAAGTTTGAAGACGAGGTAATGAATATGCTCGGAGCACCAAAAGACGACTCCGAAAAAATGAGCGAATACGTTGCACAAAGCCTCGAAGAACTGGAGATATTTCAAGACCTTGGCGGGTTAAAGATTAAACTCGAACAAGACAGCGAAAAAATACTTGACATCACAGATTACCTTTCCGACATCAAAACTGTAAAGCAAAAATTTATTGACGACTTGGTAGATTTTGGCAAAGCTGCATTTCGTGATTTTTATGATCCGGTTACGGGCTTGACCAAATACGAGTACATGGACTGGAACAACATATTGTTGGATTACAGTTATGAAACCGATTTTAAAGACATTCGTTTTTGGAGTTATGTAAAACTCGAAACAATTAACAACATAAGACTTCAAGCTCCCGATATACCCGAATCTGAATTGCTTAAAGCAGCAATGGTATCTGCCGGATATTGGGGTAATTTCAGCAAAGACAGACTTGATAGCTACCGTCAAAGCAGCTACAAGATAAATGACAATGTTCGGGTTTACGACAATTTTCGGGTGCCGCTACTTATATCCGAATGGGTGTCAACAGATACAGAATACCGTCTTGTAAAGAAAACCAAAACCGGTAACGCATATTTTGAGCAAGATTGGGGCAAAGAATACAATACCGACAAAAAGAAAACCAAAAAGACAACCGTAAATAACATTTACGAAAGCACATGGGTAATGGGCACTGAATGGGTTTATAATTGGGGCAAATCTTTAAACTCGGCCAGACCCGACAGAAAAAACCCAAAACTAAGCATACACGCCATTAGCATACCCGGCAAATCAATGATAGAAAGAATTAAGCCACTCCTTGACCAAATAGAGTTAAACTGGCTTAAATTACAATCGGCATTGGCAATGGCCGCACCTAACGGTCACGATATTGACATCAGCGCATTAGAAGGCATAAGCCTTGACGGAGAAAACGATTTATCTGTTATAGAGTTGATTAAGCTAAAACGTCAAACAGGTGACACATTAAGAAGAACAACCGATTTGGTATCCGGAAAATACGCAAACCTCGGAAAACCAATCAATAAAAATGAAGGTGGCGTTGGCGGGTTACTAAACGAAATATTACTTGTAATGGACGTTTCCTTCAAGTACATATATGAATTAACGGGTATTGACTTGATTTCGGCAGCATCCTCACAAAGGTCAGACGTGACGGCCACACAAGTTAAATATGCGGCAGCCGCAACATCCGATGCGCTTCAACCAATATTTACCTCTTGGGTACAGGCAAAAGAAAATGCAGCGCAATCGGCCATAACAAAAATACAACGGGCTATCAAATATCATCCGGAGGCGTATGAAGCGTACAAAGGAATGGTAGGTGAATCCGTGTGCGAATCACTTAAAATAGCAGCAGAAAAAGACCTTTCTGAATTTGGTATCAAACTCGAAGTAAGGTCAAGCAATGAATTAAAGCAGGCTGCAATACAAGCCGCAACGGAAGCACTAAAACCTGGTAAAGACGGGGAGAACATCAATTTGCCTGATTGGTACTTTTTTGTCAGCATGATTGAAAGAGGTCGGGCGAAGCAAGCTATGGCCATATTGAATTACCGTTTGAACAAGTCCCGCCAACAAAGCATTCAATTACAGCAAGAAAACATGCAGTTGAACGGCCAAAACGCAATGCAGTTGCAGCAACAAAAAGACATGGCAAAAGCAGCCGAAATACAGTTACAAGGCCAAGTAGACATGAAAGAAGAAGCGTTAAAAGCGTTTATCCAATCACAATTACAAGACGAGGCCATGATAGCTGAATTGAAAAAACAAATATTGACAGAGTTGCTTATGGCGGGTCAAGCACAAATGGCCGCAACACAACAAGCTATGCAGCCACAGCCGACAGAACAACAACCAACAATGATGTAATTTTTTTGTTTAGCAAATATTTTTATACATTTGGAATAACATATTAATAAACGAACATGCCAACATTTGAAGAACTGATGAACAAAAACGGTCTTAAACCGATTTCAAACGAAGGTGCGCCAGTTGCGACACCACCTACGCCTACGCCTACACCCACGCCCGATAACGTAAATAACAATACGGCACCGGCAACCGACCCGGCTAAAACAACGCTTCCTCACGAAATATTCGGGGACGACTTCAAAGAAAAAGATTGGGATTTTGTAAAGACAGAATTTCAAACCCGCACTCAAAAGGTGCAAGAGTTGGAAACCCGACTAAAAGAAGTGGAAAGCAAAACACCGGAGTATGCAGATGAAGAAGTGGCGGCCTACGATGCGTGGCTAAGAAACGGTGGCAAAAAAGACTACGATGCTTTCAAGTTCTTTAAAGAATACGACAGTGAAAAAGTGGACGACATAGAAAAAGTGGTTATGAAACAAGTAATGGATAACCCGGAACTTCGTCCATTTAAAGACAAACTCAAAGATCAATTAATTGAAAAATACGGATTAGCCGCAACCGAAGACAATGACCTTACACCGGAGCAAGTTGCGCTCAACAAGGCATTATTCAAAGACGTGGCTAAACAAGCAGATGACTTCTTAAAACAGCAATCGGAAAAACTCAAAGTTGTTGATACCCCGAAGGCTAAGTTTGAAGAATTAATCAAAGAAAGACAACCAAAGTGGCAAAGTTTGGCGGAAGCCGCACTCGCAGAGGTGTCGAAAATCCAAATACCTATTGTCGAAAAAGAAGGTGAGCGTTACGTTGACAAGGTTTTTAGCGAATTTGAGCTTCCTTCAAAAGTATTGGAGGACTACAAATCTAAGTTACTGCCACAGTTGACGGAAATGTATTCAAAGGCGACAGACCCGACACCCGACATGATAAACCACCTAAAAGGACAGGTTTTCACACGGGCTATTGTAGACAACCTACCTTGGATTATTTCACAGGTAAAGTCAAAGGTCGAAGCAGAAATCACTGAATCTTTTGACAAAAAGTATAATGGAAGCATAATTCCAAAGGCTCCGGGAGGAACACCAGCCGGAAGCCGTGGCAACTTCTCTGCAAGGGACGTTGTCAATAAAGTAACTGGGGCGTAATTCAAAAACATTATTAAAGTGAAAAAAATATTTTTAAACCTGATTATGTGTGTCACAGCATTAGTGGCCACTGTATTGTACTTCTCTGGCTATATAAGTGCCGAACTCGGACTTATTTTAGCTACTACTCCGCCAGCAACGGTTGGAGGTTACACTCAACAATTTGTTTCCGCACAAGGAATCAATATGCGTGAATTTTACCCTGAACTTGTAAGAAAGTATGGCGACCAAGGTTCAACCGATTTTATGGGCACTATGATTGCTCTGGGATGGACTGCCGAAAAAGCCGTTCAAAAAATCGAGCATTGGGAAGATGATTGGTATTGGGATAGTTTTGCCGTTGGTTCACAAGCCGGTGGCGGAGCAACAGCTACATTGACTATTCAACCTCAATCTATTGACGTTGACGGCAATTTCTACCCTGCTGTAAAAGACGTTATCCAATTCCCTAATGTCGACACTAACGGTAACTACATTCAGGCTTATGTAACTGCGGTTGGCGCAAACACAATTGATATTCGTGTAATAAACGCTGCCACAAACATACCTGCAACCGTTCTTAATCAAGAGTTAATCGTTATTACAAACTTGTCTGCAGAAGGTACCGGACAGCCCGTGGCTAAACGCTCGACATACAATTTGTACCAAAACGATTTCTCTCAAGTAAAAACCACTACCGAAATGACCGGTTCAGAAATGACCGATACATGGTGGTTTGAAAGCATGGACGGAAAACCTGCCGGTGCTGTAACAGCAGCTACACTTGAATTGGATTATCGTCAATTGGTTGCCGAGCAAGGCACATTGCTAACCGGTATCACACCTTCGGGCGTTACAGATGGTGGCAAAACCGTTAAGCAAACAAAAGGTTTATTCCCTACAATGAATGAATCATCAATCCAAGCACCGTTTACTACATGGGGTCAAAGTAATTTTGATTTAATCAACAAATCGCTTTCTCGTGTTTATGCCGGTTCTACTACTGGAATTATGATGGGTCTTGACCTTTATACCACAAACGAAAACCAACTAATTGACTTCAACAAACAAACAGGTATTGACATGACAACTAAAGAGCAAAACATGTCTTTATTTGGAGAGGAAAGCGGAGTTGCCGTTGTGGTAAATTTCAAATACTATCGCAAAGGAGATCGCACTTATGCTTTCAAAATGATTAACGCAATGAATCACCCAAAAATCTACGGTGCAGAAGGTTACAACTACACTCAAAGAGGATGGGCGTTCCCGCTTAAATCTAACAACACAGATGTTAAATCAAAAGCAAAATTGCCTACCATTTGTACAGTATACCGTGCAAAAGGCGCATACAAGCGCTCAAAAGAAATGTTTACCACTGGTTCGGCTGACGTTGAAAAATACGGAAATACAAACGACATCGACAATCGTGTTTTGAACTGCCGTTCGGAACTCGGTCTTGAGGTGTTTGCGGCCAATCAATTTGTCAACATTAAACCTGCATAGTCTTTTTAGACTACACAAAAATCCCGGTACTTTACTGTATCGGGATTTTTTTTGCTTAAAAATTTGTTTCTTTAAATTATTTTAAAGAATATTGATACAACAAAACGATTTTTATATGATTTACAAAAACAACAAAAAGTACGAAATTACCACAGAGGAGATTGCTAAAATCACCACAATGGTTCACAATCGGTTTCCGATTACGTTTGTTTACTCAAACTCGACTATATCAGACTCTAACCAACAAGGAAAACTGAAAAAACGAATTGGTGGCGTTTTGGTTCCGTTTGAGTCAATTGTTCAAACAAACACCGAAGGAAGTGTGATTTGGAATTATACCAAAGTCCCACCTATGATTAAAGGCGATGAAGTTAGATTTTACACCAATACCGAAGCCGGCTATTTGTTTGACGGCATGTGGTCGCTCGACAGAAAGGACATTGACCTTATTTACTACCTGCTTTTTTGCTCGAACGTAGTAAAAGGAAGCAACGGGTGCAAAACCGGCTATGAGTTGCTGCAAGTTGACGACACAATTGTTTCGGCCAGAAGCAGAAACTACAACCGTGAAAAAAGAATATTGGTTGAGTCGCAGATATTGGGAACAAGCCGACTGCATATTGAGGACATAAGCAGAATAGCCAAGGCGTTTTCTGTTCAAAATACAGATAACATGACCGAGGAAGAATTGCGTGACTCGTTGTGGATTGCGGTTGAAGCTAAACAGCAAAGAACGCATGACGGCTACGACTACTTTAATCAATTAGCGGAAAGCGAAGACCGGCAGATAGTATTGTCGTCTTTACAGATATTGAAAGATGCTCGGCTTATCAGCTATAATGCAAAAACGGCAGAATGGTTTTTACTCGAACCCGAAACCAAAAAAAGGCTTCAAAAGATTGGCAGTATCAAGGCCAACAGAACACAAGACGAAAGCCTAAATGAGTGTGTTATGGAAAGCGAGGACACACAAAAACTTGTTGTCGGGATGGCCAACACGTTAAAAAGACCCAAGCAAGATTAATAAATAGCAGTTCACAATTAAAAAATAAGCCTCGTTTAAAAACGGGGCTTTTTTTATTCAAAAAAATACTAATTTTACCACAACAAAATCAATCAACCCATGACACCATCGTTTTCAACAGTATTTAACCTAAATACATTACAGGCTGTACTTACTGATAATTTTGACTATTCGGGCATTATAGCATCAGCGAGATACGGAAATTTTAGGGCTAAAATAGGCAATAGCATATTCTATCAGAATACCAATTTCAACGGGAGTGCCGACATAGTGCCGCCCGCCACATCAAAACAAGTAAACCTTCCGCTTCAAAACGGTAAGCCACAAACCGGAAGTTACGAGTTTAAATACAGCGTGCAACTTGTTGACGAGGTATTGGCATACAGCAACGTGAGTAGCGGGTACATGAGCGTAAACGCACCAGGAGCCGCCACCTTTACGACAATCATACTTACATCTGCACCACCCGATTTTGAAGCCGTTGTTCAAGCGCTGCTTGATTCGGGACTAAGCGTGGAGTGCGGGTTTTACAATTCGGGCAACACACTGCTTGGGCAATCCGAAATAACATCGGTAAACACAAGTGATTTGGTTTTTGATAGCATAACATTGGCCAGCTTTGCCACAATAGCAAAAATTCGTATCATAGGCACAAACATTTACGAAACCACAGCAAACTATTTGTTTACCGAGTGCCCTAATGTGGATGTTCAATTAAACGTAACAACCGACTGCTATCGCTCTCAAATGACCGCAGCAGACGTAACGCAATATCCGGCAAACCTTACTTCTCTTACACGCACGTTGCAGATACAATACCCATTGCTTCCCAATGGCAGTCCCGTTGCTACAACACAGACAACAAACAATTCAAGTCTGACTATCGGGCCTAACATTTGGACGGGCGGGTACACAATAACGCTTGAAAGCGCAATGACCTATGTTCAATCAGACAGCCTAACAGTTATTGAAACCATTACCAAATACTCAAACCCGAACGTACAATGCGATGCCAACCTTTGCAAAGCATTGGAGTGTATCGAAAGTTTTAGAGTGAAGTATATGGCTGCTCAAAAGTCGGGCGCAAGAGACTTGAGCATACTGGCGCAGCAAAACATAAACATACTTTTGTATTGCAATAGCTACCAAATAGCCGTGCAATGCCAAAACACTACACTTGCATCTCAAATACTTTCCGACCTTATTGAATACATGGGAGCCGGAAACTGTAATTGCGGATGTAACGACACCCGCAGCGATAGCGATGAACCAACAGAAATCTTCCCATTATATCAATAATCAATCATGGCAATAAGCATTTGGGACATATACAATCAATCCCTAATTAGGGTGAATAAAGAACAATCTGGTAGAAGTTTCAGCGTTGTTCAATTTAACACGGTTGCCAAATTTGTAAACATGCTGTACTTAAAGTACAAAATAGGGCTTCCCGAAAGCTATCAAATAGGTATGCCCGTTGCACCTCAAAGATGGCAGGTGAGCCAAAAGATAAGCGATGATTTAAGGTGGCTGCTTACATGGATGGGAGGTCCGGACAAACCAATGCTGCAACTTGACCAATACGGTGTTGCAGAAGTCCCGACCGATTATATGGCTTTTAGCAGTTGCTATTACGTTCAAAATTACACCGATTGCGATGAAGTAACCCAAGAAGTGCCACGTCAAATAACATTCGTAAGCGATGCAGTTTGGGCTGATAGAATGAGTTGTGCTATAAACAAGCCAACCTTCAAATACCCGATAGCAAAATGGTTTGGAGATAAAATACAATTTGCTCCGGTGGTATCAAACTTTGTCCACTTTACTTACATAAGAAAGCCGGTAGAGCCGTTTTTGGCAGTCACTATTGATAGCAACAACGATTACGTGTACGACCCAGCAAATTCAGTAAACTTTGAATATCCTGAAGTATGCAGACCCGACATAGAAAATCTGATATTCGGAATAATGACCGGTAGTATTCAATCACAATTACACATACAATTAGCACAATCACAATTAAACAAAGGAGTCTAAACGATGCAATTCACGAAAACAATTAAAGGACAAGAAGCAAAAGAAAAACTAATGGCGGGCGTAGACATGCTTGTAGATGCCGTTAAAGTAACTATGGGAGCCAAAGGCCGAAATGTTATCATAACCAACAAGCACATAGACCCGCACGTAACAAAAGACGGTGTAACGGTAGCAAGAAGCGTAAAACCAATAGACCCCGTTGAAAAGGCGGGTGCGGATATAATTCGCCAAGCTGCCAACAAAACAGTAAAAGAAGTAGGAGACGGAACCACGTCTTCGTCATTGCTTGCTCAATCTATTGTAAAAAGAGGGCTAAATGCAATTAAGAACGGATCAAACCCGATTGAAATAAAAACGGGAATTGAAATGGGCGTGGCTGCCGTAGTCCCGCTTATAAAAAAGTTTTCGAAAGAAATAAGCGGTCGGGAGAGCCTCAAAGCCATAGCTACAATATCAGCTAACGGGGACGAGTTTATAGGCGACTTGATTTCGGGCGTGGTAGATAAAATAGGAAAGGAAGGCGAAATAAAAGTAGTCAACGGAAGCACAGCAGATACCTATGCAGACGTTATTGAAGGCATGGTTGTAGAGCGTGGGTATGCAAGCCCGTACTTTTCAAACAACAAAAAGATGGAATCAGAGTATGAAAATCCATTGATTTTTGCAGTTGATTTTGACGTAAAACAAATATCGGATTTACTACCGTTAATGGAGTCGGCAATCCCGACACAAAGGCCTATCGTGCTATTCATTCGTGACATACAAGGTGAAGCATTAAGCACATTGGTAATGAATAAGGTTCAAAGCAGTGCACCATTTTTAGTAGTTAAATCACCTGGTTTCGGGCAAAGCGTTACCGAATACTTAATGGATATTTCGGTTATGACGGGTGCGGCACTGATAAGCGATGACTTTGGACTAAACATTAAAAACGCAAAAGCCGAACATGCAGGAACGTGCTCAAAAATAATTTCCGACAATTACAAAACCGTGATTATGTCGGGTAACGGCAATCCCGATGCAATAGAAAACAGAATTAAGCAGATAAAAATATCTATTGAGGATGCCCCGAACGAAAGCCTAAAACTACAACTCCAAAGACGTTTGGTTTCGCTAAACAACGGGATAGGCATTGTGTATGTAGGCGGTCTTACAGACGTGGAGGTAGGAGAGAAAAAAGACAGAATAGACGATGCCGTTTGTGCCACCAAAGCAAGCCTTGAAGAAGGTGTTGTTGCGGGCGGGGGTATCACCTATATTGCCATACTCGAACACGTTGAAAAGCCGGTATTTTCAAGCCAAAGCCAACAAATAGGTTTTGAAATAGTAATGGATGCCATAACAGACCCGTTCAAACAGATATGCGAAAACGCTGGACTTAATTCAAACGATATGATTGAAGCCATATCACTCACCGAATACCCGACAGGCATAAACGTTAAAAGCGGTGAATTGTGCGACATGATAGAAAGCGGGATTATTGACCCGGCAAAAGTAACCCGTGTGGCATTGGAAAACGCAGCAAGTGTAGCATGTTCTATACTTACTTGTGAGGTTGTTGTGTACGAAAACGAAGGAGGTCAAGCATGAGAGTTATTGGAGACAGAATACTCGTGAAGCCCGAACCCGTACCAAACCAAACAGCATCGGGATTGATACTGAATACGGCTAATGAAAAGCCAAGAAAAGGCGTTGTATTAAGTATCGGGGAAGGCGTGGAAGGCATAGCCATAGGCGATAAACTGCTTTATGGCAAACTTGCCGGCTCCCGAATAGAAGAAAACGGAGAAGAATACATTGTAATCCGAAAAGAAGAAGTAATGTTAATACTGTAATAAAATGACAAAAGAAGAATTGATACGGTTTGTTATACTTGAACTCGGTGGCGGTAACACTCCGGCATCAGTTGAAGCCAAATATACGCCACAAATGGTAGAAAAAGCGCTCGAATTGGCTTTTGACGATTTGTGCTATCAGGCGTATGCTTTCGGATTAAAAACCGGCAATTACGATAACCTTGATATGTATGTGAGAAGCTACAAAATGAAAGTGCTGACAGATACAGTTAGGGATGAAAAATACTCCATAATACCTGTGATAGGTACAAGCGTGCCCGACACAGTAGCATTAAGACTTTTATCTCCCGTTAAAGGACAAAGACTTGCGTTTGCTCCAATAGAAAACTATTCAATACCTGTTTGGAACGAATTAGAGGTGAACCAAGTGGATAGCCGAGTAAGTTTTTACATTGAGAACGGGCGCATCTACTATGATGAAAAACTGCCACAAGAAATCACCGAGGTAATGGGCAAAATAGTAAGTCCATTTTCCACCTTTCTTGATACCGATACCGTATTTGTTCCATTCGGTCAAAACACCGCATTATTAACGCAAACCATCCAATTATTATCAAGACAAGCACAGCCGAGCAATAATGACGACATGACTTCTAAACAAGTTTAAGAATGGCACAAGTAGTAGATGAAAGACCATATTCAGGCGGGTTAGACCTTGACGGTGACGAAAGGATTATAAAGCCCGGAGATTACGTGTACGGCAAAAACGGGCGTAGCGGAACATCCGACAAAAATTACAAAGGAAGTGCGGAAGGCGTGAGAGGTAACGTATTAAGGAACACATTGACACAGCCGTTCCCGTTCCCGAACATACCATACCCGTTCCCGACAGGAACAAACAAAGTAATCGGTAGCATCGAAGACGTAAAATACCAAACCATAATCTACTTTCTTTGGAATAGCACGGGTCAGCATCGAATTATCAGA